GAGCGCCTCAGAATAAGACATGCCGCGTATATCACCATGGAGGCCGTCCCGAATATTCAACGCATTCTCGGAGTTGGCTGACATTCCCTCTCCATCATTAAACGCATAAAGTTCCAGTGGGATAATTTGTGAGGAATCGGTACCTAGGCTCTCTGTTTCTAGGTTATGTGCTGCAGAAGTATCTTCTATTGTTATTAATAAATCTACCCACTTTGTACAGTGGTCATCAATCCAAGTTTCATAAGTTGTGTAACTTGGATTGGGCGCGCCTACGCCGACAGCTATGGAGGTCCCGCCGTACTGTTGGGCCATGGCGATTGTCTCCTCAGACGCCCAAGCTGATCCTCCTTGATCTTGGCATTTCACTATTGCGCTGGCGCGCGCTTCAGCAGATGTCGGCATTTACGATACCCCCAGTGCGTTCAGTGCCGATTCAAGTTTTAATGGGATATAAAGAATGGCGCCATTAGGAATATCGGCTTCTGTGCCATATCCATTATACCATGCTATTACCCACCAATGTCGAGGACTGTTATAATGTTTGTCGGCTAAATTATATAAACGATCACCATACTTCCAAATATAATTAGTTGTTATCGTTTTTCGTCGCTGCGAGCGTGTAGGGTGATGCAATACGGGCGTTTCATAATGTTTTATAAATTTAACGTCTCTCTCTTGTCGCAGCGGCTTGTAATATTCGCTAGCGTTTGTTAAAATTCTATAATCGTCATATCTTCCCATAATTTAATTTTTCCTATATCAACGTGGTTAGTATATTGAACATTTCATCCTCGGCAGAGGGACCATACTGTACGGCGCCGGCGGATGACCCTCCAGGCAGATCACCGTAAAATACTTCGCCTGCTGGAGTTTCCTGTTCGTGAATGACATCCCAAATTGATGGCAGCAAGCCGTCTGCCCGGGCACCGGCCGACTCGAGGACGGCATCGGGAATTTCACCGGCATCATCATCTGCGGCGCCGGCGTTAGGAGCGTCAGGAAGGCCTATAACTACTTCCGTCGGCACAGTCGGAATCTGCGCCGTGACCGCTACCGCGCGGGAGGACCACCGGGTGCTAATCGGTGCCGGGGGAAAGGTAACGCGAGGACCAGGTAAGCTTTCTTCCATATTGACCGAATACGGAAAATTGGGGGCCGCGAACTTAGATTCACCTTCGCTCGCAGGATCGTCCAGCCAGCCTACTGTGTGCTCGTGTATGGCAGAAAAAGACATATTAATATCTATAAATTTAGGAAGAATTGTTCCGTAACCTTCTTCAAAGACGCCATCTTGAGATTCAAGATTGTGGTTGACTGTGAGATTGTCTATTGCGCCAAGAATACCAATCTGCGGAGTAGACGCGCCACCAGATTCGTATTCACCCTTTTTTTGTAACTCACCGTATTTTTGAAAGGGGTAAGGGGCATCGGCGCCCGCTGCCGCGGTGAAGTCTCGGAGGTTGCGATGGCTTTGACCTAAATTAAGTACCTTCATCCTAACTAAAGGAGATTGTGAAATAGTTTGACCATAAGCATCTGGGCGACCCGTTCTTGGGTCTATTAAAGTTGTATAATTCGGATAAAGAAATTGAACTAGTTTTTGAACTCTTCCAAGATTTTCAAATGCTTCACTTTCGGCTGCGGCCGGAATGTTAAATGCAAGTGTTATTTTTCTCTGGGTGTTCTTAAACATGTGGATAGGGTCGGCGCGCCCAAATACTTCTTCTGAGTTCCAACTTGATATATAGTTTTCATTATATGCTGTAATAAACGCCTTAAAGGAAACAACAGACTTACTTGCAACGTGCTCAAAAGATATATACATACCTCTTAGATTGGCATAAGAATCTGATCCATCCATATATGACGCGCCCACTACCGGATCTGGATTAAGTTTTTCTGCGTTAAAATTTGGCCTAGTTTTGGAAGCATTGGCCCAGTCGCGATTGTTATTATTCGCCATATTTTGTCTCCTTTATCATGTGTTCACACGTATCTACCCATACCTAAGCCGCGCTGGGCGCGGTCCTGGATAGCTTTGGTCGTAGCTTCGACAGCTTTTCCGTCAAGGAAATCTCCCACCTTGTCCGCGGGTATTTGAACTGTCGTATGGATGTGAGTCTCGCCTTGCGGGGCTGTGGGCGTTGTATTGTTTGTTGTCAATACGGTGTTCATCGTACTATAGTGCGCGCTGAGGGCGCCTGCCTGGGCGGTTGTCATATTCTCTATGGAAGCTTGGTTATTTTCGATGGAGCGAATCAAGGTTTTATGATGTTGGTTGACTATTTTTGCGGATTTCGCGACGCGCTCTGCAGTCGCGGCTGTATTTGGAAGGCCGGCCGCAGAGGCTTTGATCGCTGTCTCAGCCCCGCCAACTTTAAAGACGTTCGATATTTTCCCAATATCTGGGGCGGCTCGGCGGGCCGCGGCACCTATAGCTTCGAGACCTACTTGTAGCTTAGGAGAATCGCCGAGCCGACTGCCAGCGAGGATATCTAGCAAGCTAAAAGAGCCTTTTCTATTCAAAACTTTCCAAAGTATCACAAGAGCAGCAGTGATCGCCAACACGGCGACAATGGCTGGTCCAAGTGATACCGTACCGGCTGCGATGGCTGCTGTCGCGGCGCCGGCGCTTGCGAAGCCTCCAAAAATAGCGCCAATACCCACCATGCCGCCTGTTCCAGTGATCATCGCAGCGAGCGCGCCGAGAGCCTTAAATACTAGCCATATTGAGCCGGCTACCTTTATAAAAGCTTGTACCCCTTCTTTATTTTCTGTAGTCCATTCGTGCATCTTTGGTATAAGTTCGGTGAGACCCTCAATTAAGGGCTTTAGTATTGGAACCATAGCAACTAGCAGTTGTTGAAGAGAGTCTTGAATGGTTTGAAGTGCTGCGGCACGTTCGGCCATTCGCTCATAGTCATCTGCTGTCTTATTAATATTGTCATCCAAGCCTTGAAAATTTCTGGACATTAACATGGATAGCTTCAGAATGTCACCTCCAAAACCCAGTTGTTCTGCATAAAACTTTCTTTGATAATAATGCATATTTTCGAAAGAGAGCCCGGTGCTTAAAATTGCGTCTCGGATCATCTCAAACCTTCTAACTGGATCCGTTTCCATCATCATATCCATCGCATTTACAAAATTGCCACCCAAAGCTGCATTTAGCCCTCCAGCCATTTCTGCTGCGCTCTCAAAAGTATCAAACTTGTTTGTTAACTGGAGAATTTTTTGCATTTCGAAACCAGTTTGTTTAAAGGTTCTTGCTAAGTCTTTAAATGCTTTATCGCCAACAGAGCCAAGAGCGGCAAGTTCTGGTGCCATTGAAGCAAACTGCTCTACCATTGCACCAACGGGCATTCGTAAAGCTCTGGCATGATCGGTTAATCCCACCATCATGTCTGCAGCTTCTAAACCACCAAGCCCAAAGGCCTTTGTGGCGGTTTGGATACCACTAGAATATGCTTTAAAAGAAACTCCTTGCTCCTGTAAAAGGGCGCCAATTTCTGCCATTTCGTCTCGTGTGATTGGAGCAAGAGCCGTAAAATCGGTGTACGTTTCATAAAGAGCCGCCCAAGATTCCGATGCTTCTTTTGCGGTCACACCAAATTGGCGCGTGGCCTCATATGTTCGTGTAACTCCTTTCGCAAACTCCTCTGCGGCGCCCGTTGTCTTCATGAAAGCTTTTTCAACATTATAAATTTCAAGCGCCAAACCAATCATATTATTTACGACTGTAGCGCCAAAAGCGAACATGGCCTTTTTGGCCATCAAACTTAAGCCAAGGGTACCGGCTTTTGAAGCATTAACTACTTTGTCTATTTGCGCAGTAAAGTTGACTGCTTCTTTTATTCTGAATGCGTTCCCCATTGCGGTTCCAAAATCTTTTGCAGCGGTCTCCCCCTCTCTCAAAAGCTTACTTCTTGTTTCGAGATTTTGAATTTCTATTTCGAGGGCGCGCCTGGCGGAGGGGGATGTCGCAAGAGCTATCCGGCGTTTCATCGTCTCTACTCTTGTCTTATTAAGCTCAATTTGTTTAGCAATCCTACGTTCAACTGTTGGCGCTTGTCTAAGTTCTGCTTCAACCACACTTTGATGTTGTTCAGCTTGCTGCAGAAGCCGGCGACGCTCGACGAACACCCGGTTTGACGCGTCGACCATGCGTTGGTAACCTGCCGCGACGGCGTCGATGCCTTCGATTGTTTCGCGGCGCGTCCGGATGGCAATCTCGCTGATTGTAATCTCCCCCTCAAGATCGGCAATGTGCTCTCGGTGGGCGGCCGAGGTCGAGGTCGCGGCCCTAGCAGTATCCAACAGCTGTTGGAACCGGGCACGTTCAACTTGAAGCGCTTCAACCTCCGCTTCGATCACTGCCCTTTGGGTGGCTTCCTGAGTGACTTGAGCTGCGGTGATGTTCCTTAACTGCTCAATTTGTTCCGCGTTTAAGCGATTAATTTCCTTTTCAATCTTAAGTCGGTCGGCGAGCGCGCTCAAACGCGCTGCTTCTTGTGCAGGATCCCAGACTGGTGGCATTAAATAACCCTCTTTAAACTATCTAAACATAAATAGTTTCTCATAAAAAAAGACAAAGCTAATAGCTTTGTCTATTCCCGCCCATCATCTGCGGGGGTGGTGTTGGTTGGTTATTTGCAGATAGCGTTTGTGTTGTTGGGCCGCCGCGGGACGCTTGCTCTATAGCTTCTTTTTCAGCTTCTAACTGCTTTATAAGCCTCTCAACAAACCATTTGCGGAGGCCTACTGGCAAATTATAAGCCTCTGAGAATGACCAGCCGCCTGAATATTTTAAGAAGAAAAACTGCTCATAGATATTCTCCATATACTCATCTGTCAGGCCAAAAAAAGTCCGCGGTGAGCGGAACCTCCAGTTCTTGCTCGTTGTCGCACTCTTCACATGCAAAATGCTGTGTGAGATCGACGGTTGGCCCGACCGATTTATAAGCAAGCCTTAAATGTCGGGAATCCATGGAAGGGATATTTTGGACCAAATAATTGATCGCCTCTGCGGAAGAATCGCCATTAACTGCTGTTACGATGCTAATAATTTGTCTTGTGATACCTTTTTCATGGGTTTTTTGTTTGCGATCCACCTCTACACCGTTTAGCAGATTTTTTTCATCCCTACCGGTTAAGAGCTTAAAGGTTACTTCAACTTTCGTTACAGGAAGGGCAACATTGAATGTTCCATTATCATTATTTATAATATTCCAACCTTCTTTTAGCTCTCCTGGGAATATTTTTGCTTTATTTAAATCAAAAGAATATTCTTGAGCAACATCACAAACAGGGCATGTGACTTGAGTATCATATTCGTTTCCATATCCAGAAACGCGCATTGCGATCACAATGGCATTTTTATCTCCGACCAAAAGACTATCGGGATCAATTCGCCTATCTACGATCAAGTTTTCAATAACTCTATCTAGGGCAACTCCTTTTTTAAGAAGAGTTCTCGATGTAAGCATGTCCTCTTCTTTTGCTGTCATTTGACGAATTTCAATACTACTCTCCCCATGTAAGGGGTGGCCTTCTGGATAAAATTTGCCACCGGATGGCAATTCTACAAACTCTGTTGGAACAACAAAAGAAAATCCGCCTCCACCTTCATTTTGCATTATCTGCGGTGGGGGGCTTGTATCATGTTGTTGAACGCCTCTAGTACGTTCTCTATTTCGCGACAATATACACCTCGTCTATTTTTTTGTCTATATATTAAAGATTAAAGAATTCTTTGGCGCCGGTGCCGGAACCGGCCACGGAGCCGTTCACGAACGTCTGAATTCTTGCCCAATCATATTTAAGAGTTAATGACATTTCTGTCAAATCATCTGTGCCGTACGCCAAATCGCCATACTTAACTTCAGTAATGAAGGAGTTCCACAATGTCCATTTTTCTAAGTCATTGCCGTTTGAATCAATCTGCGTAATGGCAACAGTCCCCAAAGCGCCGGCAGACTTCGCTTTAGAAATGGTTCCCATCGAAGCACCAGTGGCGGGATCGGTGGGGGGTGAATATCCAGATTGAACAAGGATGTCAGAAAGAGTAGCCGACATGTCGGGATCTACAGGATCGACCAAAGTAAGAGTTACATCCTGCCACGTAACAGAGCCAGGATAAAAGAATGTATGATTCAAATACTTGTGTTCAGTGGAGGCCACTTGAAAACTTGGCTTAGTGACTGTTTTTGCGTACCAAAGAACACTCCCACCAAGCGTTTGGGCGTCGATGCCGCCGTTTCCGCTGTTGTCTAAAAATTCTACATAAAACCTAAATTGTCTTTTTGGATCTTTTAAAGTGGTATCTTCACCGAAATTGCTTGACCAGAATGGCATGTGTGGTAACTCCTATAATCTATTTTTAAATAGTACAGTGGAAGAAAAAATTCCCCCCACATCTTTAATCTTCAAAAGAGGCCCCTGTTGACATAATAACAAAGTCGATGGCAATGTACTCAATGGCTCGAGCGGGCTTAATCATAATCTTTGCATATAGAATGTTCTGGTCAATAAGATCGGGGGTAGTTGTACTTTCGTCAAGAATAAGCTTGTAATCAGTAATACCAAATCTAACTTTAACATTGGCTAGGAACGGCTCAATCATAGCGACAAACCTATTCCAAGTTGCCTGAACATTTTGTTCAAAGAGGATTTGTGTGGCAAGAATAGAAATCTGCTTTTTCATGTAGATGACTAATCTTCTCACATTAATTCTGTCAAGAGCAGATTGTCGCTCTTGAAGTGTCTTCTGACCGAAGACTACAATTCCATTGGAGGGGAAAGATGCGATGGGGTTAATACCACTCTCGTAAAGAGTATCGCGTTCCTTGGAGGTTAAGCGCTGTGTAATTCCCGTAATTGGGAGGCCAGCGGCTCCTTGCGATAAGCCACCTCGATTGAACCCGGCCGGTGCGAACCAAATCTCGGACGCAGCCTCCGAACTCGCCATAACACCCATCATTGCAACAGTGGGCGGAATCCACAGCATTATACCAGTTTCTTCATCGCGTGTCTGAACCCATGGATAGAAAGTTGCACCATAGCTAGAATCGATTCGTCGATCTCGTAGTGAATCCGCAACTGTCGATGGAGTTGTTCCAATCCTACTAACTTTACTAGAATACCATGCTTCGTGAGGTGGAATGTATACATTAGCAAGATCAATGAGAGCCATGGTATCCGCTCGATCCTCACAAATGTTAATCATATGATTCGTCAAAGAATCAGTCGTCAAGCCCGGGACTGCTAGAAGATTCATATCAAGAAACTCTGGGTCCGCGACTGTATCAATAGCTCTACGATATGTGTGATAAGGATAACTGTTATCCTCGGTCGACGTAGAGGCCATGCCGTTATTATAAAGCGGATCTGGCTTCATAATGTCAAATCCATCGAAACCACCAAAGAAAGGCGCCGTAAACTTGTTATAGCCCTTACCGAGTAGGTCATTAATAGAAGCGGAAGTCGTCGACGTCCCAGCTGCACGGGATCCTGACTTATAATAATATACACCAGAACTTCCTGTTTTCACATTATCAAGCGAGAACACATATGAGTAATCCTCAACACCAGCAGTGGTATATGGAGCAGTTGGATATGTACCACCACCGCCCGAGTAACCACCATAGAGCAATCTATGGAAATCACCAATACTTGCATCTGGGGTTGTGCTGGTTGTCGTTCTAGTTGTTTGCATCCCAAAATATGCATCGGTTTGATCGCTCAAGCCACCGTCAGATGCGGAAAGACGAAGTCTCACTTTCGGAAATTCAAGAGAACCTGTGCAAACGCCCGGGCCCGTCGCAGTCGTTGTCGGAATAGCGATGCCCCCGGAAAGATAAACAACACCTACCCCAACCGCAGCTGTATGGGCTGTAACACTGCAGCCGCCTGTTAAAAAGAAACTAGACAAAGCATCAGTGTGGATATGATCTGGAGACGCGGAGCAGGCGCCAGTATCTTGGAGATTATAAATCCCTCTAAACCGAGGAGGCGCAAAATAACCGAATGGGAGAAGCGTAGCGTCAGTAGCGCCAGCATCAACATCGGAATTCATATCAACGTAAACGAATTTAGAATTATTGTCATATTCACCGTATGTCTTCAGTCTTTTATCGGTTGTATCCCAGGTCGTGTACTTATCGCCAATTCGGCGCGCAATATAGTCTGGCGATGTAGGATCAAGATTGAGATTATCAAACCTTTCTAGGACTTCCACAGCATTATCGGTATCGTTTATATCTCTAATAACAAGAGAGAAAGTACCGTATTCAGTTGCAGTGGTGGTGGAAGTACGAATTTTAGAAATCGAAACCTTACAGTTCTTATGCAACCACTCACCATGACCCCTTCCGACCAAGCGGAAAAGCTTCTGCTTTCTAAAAGAGATGAAAGAAGCTGGGGTTCCGAGATCCTGCCCAATAAACCATCCGGCTTTTGCTTCTGTTGATGCATTAGATTTCATATTATATGGACCCGTGGTGGTGCCCTTGGAAATGGCAAACATGCAACCAATAACACCGGAGCCCGTATGTAAAGCCCGATCTCTCAGTTCTTGCTCATAGGTTTCACCCAGCCAATAGCTTTTAGCGAATTCGGTGCTTCCAGCATAAAATGAAGAAGCGCTCACAAGCTGCGGATTGGTGTTAAAAACCTTACGAATAAAAGTTTCTTTTGAGTCGTCAAACCCAAAACTAATTTTTTCACTCTGACCAATTCCTCCACTGATAACAAGCGTAAAAAGCCCAGACTCGGCGTCGGGCCCGATTACAACGTTGTTTGATCCAGTTGTCCAGTTCTCCGAGAAGCCGGCACCGCCCACGGCTGCGTCTCCCCCATAAATTGGGCCGCTAAGATATATCTCTCCCTGACTAACATACCAAAGAGCAGCTAAACTACCTGTTCCTATGTTGGCGGCTGTGGCAGAGGCGGATGTGAACAACCAAAGACCATAAGCGCCGCCATTATTGAGAGGTGATGCGCCGCCGGCGTTGAGACTTTTTAAGGTTTTCCAACCAGCAGCTGCATCGCCGCCGTCGGAGCTTCCCTGAGAAGTTTGTTGGCCCAACAATCTAACATATGTAAGAGGAGCAACGTTTGCGTTCAAGAAGGCTTTCGCCGCATAAGTTCCATACATTGGAGATTGATAATTGCCGTCGCGATAAACATCCCCACCCCCCATACCAGGAACTGTATCGCCAAATGTTTCAACAAAATCTGAATAAGATTGAACCTTTACAGGCTGCATTGCCAGGCCGCGGCGGGATCTCCCGATTACTACCGGGCCAATGGCATCTGGTGTGCTGGGGATGAAAGAGTTATCAATCTCATTGATAAACACTCCAGGAGATACAAATTTAAAACTTTTAACTGACATTACTCTGCTCCTCTTGTCAAAATAGGGGTAAATGATGGTCTGATCATTAATTAAATAGTATTTTTAATCTCAAAAGTATATCCTGAACTAAAGAAAAAAGTCCTCATTACCCTCAGGAACTGCCCCTTCGTTAGGAAAAGTTATCTCAACGATGTTCTCGTGGATTCTTACAATTGGTCGATCATCATTATCGCCCTCACCAATAAGATAACCCAATACTTTAATTGTAACCTCTGAGCTATACATTCTCACATCCTCTCCTAGATTATCAATATTATTGGAATGGCTGAAGCCTTGATCAATAAATGCTTCATATAAATGACCATTTCGTCTCATCGTAAAGGCATTAATTTGACCTGTTCTGGAAATGAAGGGCGCCAACATTTCGTTCATTTGTTTCTGATATTCGCTTTTAAGTGTTATCTTGTAATCAATGTTAACGTATACAGGGATGGGAATAGAAAGACTCTTAATGACAATTTTTTTGTTAACTCTCGGATAATGACGCTGTTTGGTGCCCCCTGTGTCGCTTTCGCCTCTTGTGCCTGAGGCCACAGCAAAGTTTCTGGTTTTGTCTTCAACTATCCTTTTGGCAATAACGATGCGACCACTACGCCCATTTTTATCTTCAGAATATAAATGAGCTTGGAAGGAACCTTTTCTGTTAGGATCTTTTATGATTCCTGTTCTTTCGATGCTTATTAATGGCAATTTTAAAGCGCCATCATCATCTCTTAACTCTCTTTTGTGCTTAATTTGAAACGATCTCTCGGGAACCTGCCAAAGAACTGGGACTCTGACAAATCCTTCGTTTGTGTTGGCTCTTAAATCTAAATCTTCCTTTAACCATGAAGTAATCGCATAGTCTATGTTTTCAATAGTCGACGCCAACATACCCACCACTTTTAAAGTGGTGTCTGACGCGTCATCTGGTAGCATTGTAAAATCAAAATTTTCAGGTAGCATCAAATAACCCCTTCCTGGCTCTCTTACAAACAGCTGATGTTTCAAAGATATGATTAACTTGACCAAATAACTGTTTATTCTGGACAAGTTTCACTATTTCATAATAACTTTCACCATACAAAACAAAATCACCCTCTCGAATATACATATCTTGGTCTTCTTCCAATCTTCTCTTATGGAAGTGGACATTAATTTCCCAAATCTTATCAATTCCGGCATTTGGCATATATTCTGTTTCAAACGTCGTAAATTCAACCAAAGCATACACCCGAATGGGAGGCAAAAAGGTTTTTTTTATAGCCTCTCCGTATAGCTCATGAAAGTTTGTTCTTTCTAGATCAACGGGATAATAAAGTATCTGTTGACCAATTACTTTCTCGATTAATTCGTCATTAACTTGTTTAACTAAATCTCGCTCTTTTTTGCCGAGAAATAGCGGCGGCGGAGGCGCTGTTGGTTTTCTCCAATTATCAGACATCATTTATTACCCCACAAAGATTGGCACCCCCACATGCCTGAAGATCTCACTCGTAGCTGTCGCCTTTTCGTTATCCAATTTAACTAATTCGGCGTATTCCATCTCTTTCAAAAGTTCTCTCAGTTTATCTTTCAACTGAGTCTGCTCGTCTTTTGCTTGAGAAAGTAGCTCTGAATGGTTTAAGGTAACACTATCTCCTGGTATGGGTAATGTCGAAAATTTTCCTCTAATTTGTCCTAACATTTCTTTACACAAAGCGAGACAATATTTTCGTATCCACTGCTTTCCAATAGAATTAATATTTCGATATGGAAGATTATCAAACGGAAGCGTATTAACATTGTTGATGCCGTTTACGCCTGTTCTATAACCACTATCTTCATCCCAAGCATTACCGTCAACATAAAACCTAACCCATATTCGATCTAAATCACTGAGGTCCCAGGTGCTTGGGTTCGGAAAAAGACGCAATTTGTTGTTTATAATTTCATAGGAATAATGTGATGTCCTAGTATAAATTGAGTCCTCATACATAATGGATTGTAACTTGTTTTGCCAAGTAGGAATAATTTCAAATGTGGAATCATCTGCAAACTGACCGTAGGTCGAATAATTGCCTACAACTCCTATACCCCCATAATAGCCATAAAAACGCCACATAGCCCTCGGAGATCTGTAGAAAACTTGGGTGACGATAACACGATTATCTCCCACTAGATCATTAAATGGCACAGCGAGTCCTGCATCGTTGACACCGTCAGCAGAAGATGCGGAAATAATAGCTTGCAAATCATAATCTTGTTGATCTTGTGAGGGCGTAAAAGAGGCCGAATATTGTGCTATTGTACCGCCTAGGCCTCCTGCTGATATCATTCCGTCGCCTACATTGCGTGCATATTCAAATTGATATCTTGGATATTTAAGAGCAACTTTGTCACCATCTAAACTAGACGACAATGTACTCGTCTCCATCTCTCCTAAATGATTAAATGTTCCTGTGGCGTTTCCAAGAACATCTGAAAGCATATTTTTGCTTTGGTGAAGATTTATGATGTATGAGTATTCTAAAACTGCTTCTTCATATGCAGCATACACATTGGCGGGCGTTAATTCAATATCAACGACATCGCCGCCAAGCTTCTTATATACGAATGCTACTTGAGCACTGGCTCCTGTTAAAAATTCTAACGAGCCCGTATACATTCCAAATGGAACGGCAGCGGCAACGGCGGCCGCAGAACCTGTTTTAGTTAAAATTATAGCGCTAGTTTGCGAGCTAGGTCGTAAATCGATTGGCATCCGCAGTTTCTCCCTCTTTAATTAGTGACTCGTTGCACAAAACCCCACGCATCGATGGCGTTCTTTAATAAAGAGAGATATTTTATATCGTTGTTCTTTTAGTCGCTCTTTTTCTCGTTTTTTCTTTGGTTCTTTTAAACCTTGAAGTAACTTTTGGCTCCGGTGCAATGGTTTCTTCGTGCAAAGCAACTTTTAGAGGTGGCGCTGCAGTTTCTTCGCGCACATCAACTTTTGGCTGTAATTCAACGGTTTTCTCGTGCGAGGACTCTCTTACAGCCTCCTCGGTATCTTGATTACCCAACAACATTTGCATGCGAGGATGATTAGAGTGTTTGCCGCTAAACTTAACTTTTGCAGACTTTAATCTTCTTTTTTTTCCCATTGTATACTCCTTGGTGTATAGTAAATAGTCTTATTTTTACAAAACCGAAAATCTCAAAAAATTGCCGACGAAAAATTTAAGCAGATCGGTGTTTTAAAAAAGAAACCCCCAACCGATTTGGAAGGGGGTTTGAATGAAAGAACTATATTAATTCGTCCTATTATTTACACATTTATATATTCAATAATCCATCTCATCGTTCCGGCGGTGGTCACCGCGTGGTCTGTGCATGTGGTATTGAAATACAGCGAGCGGGCGGCGCCAGTATAGTTAACATCCGCAGCCAAGGTGGTAGCTGATGTCGTTTTTCTATTAAGTGCAGCAACGACCGAACCTGCCGCAGTGTATCCTACGCCAGCGGCATGGACAAACGCGCCCACAGTCAAATCCGAACCATCAGCGCCAGCGTCAATAATTTGATCCGTGATCGCGGTCACGATCTGACCTCCAGAGCTTGTGGTGCCAACTTCATATCCAAGATCCGCGCTAGCGGCGGTGACCGGTACGACCTTGCAAACAAGATAAATGTTTAGTAATACTGAGTTAGCAGGCTGTGTCCATGTGACAATTGAGTCACTGTCCTGAACAAACGCCGTTGTATTATCTACATAGCCAGAAGCAACGCTGCCGACTGCTCCCTTAAAACTAGAGCCTGCGCCCCAATCAATCTCTCTCTTCAAATTCTCTAGTAATGCCTCGACCCTCGCGAGACCTATTCTTTTACTTCCCATGGTTTAAAACCCTCCCTTGGCATTGCCATTTATAATCATGTCAGAAACACGGGTAAACCTTTCGATTCACATATAAATAGTACTATTGTCTGGAAGAGATACAAAAACTATTCTATTAATTTCTCTCGTTAAAAAGGCCACCACTTTTTAGTACGTGGAGTTTCTGTTTTTTCTTTCACTTCTTCGGGTTCAACTACATCTAACTCTGATTCTTCCTTCACTTCTTCCAAAACAAATTTATACAACTTTCCTGTTTTGTTGTTTCTAATCGAAAGATATTCTTCTTCTTCGATAATAGTGTAATTCCCGCGATCATTTTTAAGATGAAGGTCGCCTGTGAATATATTATTAAAATGAAGCGACGAGTTCCCCAAATCGGCGCCCAAGTTCGTTTTGGGAACAATGTTTGCTTGTATCATAAAATCCTCAACTGCAGTCTCTATTAATTTTTGTATTCTTCCTATGGACGTCCTCTTGCTGCCCATTTGATATATCCCTCCAAATAATGCTTTTCCATTTGCAAATAGCTAAAACAAACGAAAGCCCCCATTATGGGGGCTTTACATTTATCTATTTTATCCTATCAGCTGGTGACGTATCGCACCGTGGGGGTGGTGCTAGGGGCCCCAGTATTACCTTGAGCAGCACCCGTGGTACACCAATGACTAAATCCAGTACCAAAAGCAATTCCCTCTGGAAATACATAGCTTCGCTTGACACTGGCGGGACAAAAAAGCACTATTGTGGCTGCAGTCGTGCCGGCTGTGGCGTCGTCAGTATCAGCAAGCTTAAAGTAGACAGCCGCTCCAAAGCCTGAATTATCGATCTCGACCATGTATAAAGTTCCCGACGTTCCTGTCGTATTGTCCGCTGCGGAATTGGTGGCTGCGGTATCTTGCACAAGCTTTGAAGCAAGAGGATTTGATTGATTAGTAACTGTAACAGCCATTATCTATAACTCTCCTTGTTTTTCTTTATTGTAATTAGTCCCAAACAAACGAAAGCCCCCTTCCGAAGAAGGAGGCTTTACATTTATTTTGCTATGTTAGTTTCTAACTAGGCAGTAGCGCCAGCCTCGCCAATGATACCACGTACAATGACTACACCGTACATATCGGGACGCACCATCTTCTTGGCGTACCGAGTCATCACACCCTTGCGGGGCACGAAGTCTTCGGGGCCAAAGATAGTTGGAGTGGTCTGTAGTGGCACATAAGGTGCATATACATAACCGCTCTCGAGGAAAGAACTTCCTCGGCGACCAACAAGGATCACAGAGCGTGGGAAGTATGGATCCACCATGACGTCGAACTTCTTCGTCAGTGAACCAACCTTCACGGCGCCAATAGAACCAGTCTCATCGTCTGCAGTGACACTAGCTCGGAAACCAGCGGTGAACTCTAGGATGTTGGCAACTTCGGGTCCGCAGACAACAAAGTTAGCACCACCGCGTAGAGTCTTACGATGGATCTGTGCAGATACATCGTTGATGGTTTCAGCAAGAGTCTCATACCACTCAGAAACCGTACCAGTAAAGTCAGGAGCAGCCGAAGATGCACCAATTTCTTCACCCGTTGTACGGTTGACGAAAAGGCCCGGAGAACGAGACCAATAATAAGTACCCGCCTTAGCGCCGACAACAAGATCCTCAAGGATCTCACGGTCAATCTCTAGAGCAATCTGCTCAGAGAGGATACTAGTAAGCTCGACCTCGGCGTCAAGGTTGTGATAGGCATTTAGATCCTGTCCCAACTCTGGCGTCCACTTAGCCTTGAGCTTCTTAGTTTGTGCGGTAACAGCCACTGAGTCGACCTTAATGTCAATCTCGGGGATGAGTTGGTTGTTTTCAAGGTCCCAAGGGGTAGCACCGACAATAGAGCCAACAGCATTACTCGTAGTAATGTTATCGTTTATGGGGAAAGTTAACCCATAGCGCTCATCGGCACCAGTAACCATGGATACCATGGAATCACTTAGAACACCGTTATCGAACAACACAGATCCGCTAGTCTGGGCGAAGACCATGGTCATCTTCCAGTTTGCGTTTGATGGATCGCTGCCGACTGAGCCGGAAGCAATTCTAGTGCAACGACGAACGAGTGTCAGCTTGTCTTGGAAATCAGCATCCGTGGCTGCCACTATGTTAACGCCAACCAAATTGTCAACATCCAAACGCTCAAAGTTGCCCGCGGTCGAACCTGTCTGCTCTACAACAACAACCAATGTACCAGAAAGATCTGGATCATATTGGCACAAGCTATTGAGAGTTGCTTGATCCCTCGCGCTTAGTTGTGGGTATGTACCAGGAACAGCACCAACTGCACCAGATGCAACAAGAATAAGACCTTCAGAAGCGCCTCCAAGGGCCGAACCGGTTGGAGAAGCATAGCCATTGTTCAATGCATAAGGACCAGCTTCTGCAAAACTTCCCGTAAGATCTACACCGCCGGTGATCTGGCTACCAATGGCGCCTCCACCATATAGTGATTCTTCGGAACTACCCATTTGATATCCACCCCAACCCAAACGGGGAACGCCTGGACCATTAGTGGATGTGGTGAAATCCAGGAAGAAAATGAGACCACTGGGTAGACTCATTGGCTGAACACTAACGAGATCGTTAGCGATCAGTCCCGCGAAAACACGACGAACGATGGGGAAAGCGACGGCTGCAAAACCTTCGACATCTCCACCAGCCATTGTGCTGGCCTCGCGGAGTAGCTCTTTCGCCTGGTTTTCAAGCAAGCGAGCCATACCATGACGGGAACGTTCATTACCAATCCCTTCCAAAAGACCGGTTTTTTCCCACTTGGTAAGTAATGCGCTACCTTCGGCGCGCATGTCACGATTGACGATACCTTCCGTCAACCTTTCTACGATACTAGACATTTTTTAATACCTCCTATAATGTATTTATTTTATTCCTGCTAGTTTTTTCATCCGATCTGTAAACGGATCAGATGGTTGTGCTGTCTCTTTACGAGTCGCACGAATAACGGAAGACGGTCGACTAATTGCCTCGCTCAGTGATTGAGGTCCACTACGTGAATGAACGGGCACTGCGCTTTCGAGTGTATTATATATTGTCTTCGCTTCTGTTACTGAACGAGCCTTTGAAATAGCTTCGGCAATTTTATTCTTTTGCCGCTCATTTAAGGAGGTATTTCTCAAAACACGGTTCGTGTAAAGCAAGCGAGCATTGGAAGTATTTACTTCTTGTAAATTCTCTTTCAACTCTTCAACTGCTTGCTCATATTGTTTGTTTCGCTCGCCGAGTTGGTTATTTTCAAAAACCAATTCTTCTTGAGCTTTCTTCAAAATTTCTAATTCTTCTGCGACGTCGGTGCTACGACGGTGGGCAAGTTCTTTTTCCATCTCCCACTTCGTATCATAAGAAGATCGTCCTGCCCAGCCCGATAGTTCAGCACCCATATCGACTGTAAGTTTTTCCAGAATAGAGTTAATAAGGTCGTCGGAAATTTCTAATTCTTCATTAGTCTTCTCGGTGGACTCTTCCCCCTCTTCGCTTTCTAACGCCTCTACATCCGCCTCTTCTTCTTCCGCTGAGGCTTCGCCGGCCGTGTCGGCTTCAACATCGACGTCCTCTTCAGCTTCCTTGAGTATATCAATAAGGTCTTCCGCGGGAATATCTATTTCTTCATCATCTAAATCTTCCTCAAGCTCCTTATGAAGTGCATCTACGGCTTCTTGAAGTTCGTCTAGATCAACAGTAACTTTAGATTCTTCGCCTTCATCGGGGCACGGGCACAGTTTCTCGCCTTCGGCGGCGCCAAGAGGTACGTCCTGCGCAATATCTTCAGTTGGAACATCTTCTTCCATACCTAACGCCATTGGGTCGGCGCCTAACGCCATTGGGTCGGCGCCTAACGCCATTGGGTCTGGCGCGGGCGCGACGGCCGGATCAACTCCAAATTCTTCTTGTTCTAATAAATTATCCAAGGCTGTGCGCACTTCGTCAGAATACTTTTCAATAATGGTAGATTCCGCATTTTTAAGCGCAGCATCTCGTAGCGCATTAGCATCAACAATAGCTTCCTTTAGCAACGTGGACATAAATTAACTCCTAAAAACATAATAATTCAAAATAAATAGTAATATCAAAATCTAAAAGACTTAATTTGTGGTCTGGTTTCGCCAATAATGCGCCAATTATCCCTCGTCATCCAAAGGAATCAAGTTCATTTTATATTTCTTGCCGGTTTTGTTGTTCACAACACACAAATATTCTTCTTC